CCTAATGGGTTGATAATAATATCAGTTTTATCTCTTTTATCAGACCTATCTTGAACAGCTCCATAAGCATAAGTTGTAGTATCACTATTACCTAATTGAACTTGATCATGTCCAGTAACATCTGTATCATAACCTAATAAAGTAACATTTGAATAATGATCACCATCACTAAAATGTGCACCAAAACCTACAAATGTATTATTATTACTATCTTCATTATATATACCTGCACTACCACCAATAGCAACATTATTATTACCTGTTGTATTATCATATAAACTTGCATAACCAACTGCAACATTTGCATCACCTTCAGTATTACTTTCTAATGTTTTCCAACCGATTGAAGTATTACTAGAACCTTTTGTATTATTATATAAAGAATTATAACCAATAGCAACTTCACCACCACCCTCTGTATTATTAAATAAACTTTTTTTACCAATAGCAACATTATTACTACCTGTTGTATTACTAAATAAAGATTGATAACCAACAGCAGTATTATTATAACCATCATCATTTTTTAATAAAGATTGATAGCCTATTGCTGTATTATTATAACCAGTTGTATTATAAAATAAAGAATTATAACCTAATGAACTATTACAATCACCATCAGTATTATTATATAAAGATTGATAACCAACAGCAGTATTATCATCAACAGTATTATTATATAAACTTCTATAACCAATAGCAACATTTCCATTACCTTCTTCATTAGTGTATAAACTTCTATAACCAATAGCAACATTATTATTACCTGTTGTATTATATTCCATACTTCTATAACCAATTGATATATTACTATCACCATCAGTATTATTATATAAAGCAAAATTACCAAAAGCTATACTTGTTCCACCTGTTGTTTCATTAAGAGCATTATAACCAATTGCTAAATTATCACTTGATTTATTATTATAAAAAGTAACCATATCAGGTAATATATATTTATTAGCTTCACTTTCAATATTATTTAATTTATCTTTTTCATTTTGAGTGTAATTTGTATCAGTATGAACATAATTACCATCAATTGCAAATTCAGTATCATTTAAAGTTTTAAATGCTTTTTGAACAGTATCATCATTTTCAGTTAAATTATTATCAAAATCATCAGTATTTATTGAATTTAAAGAACCATCAGTTAAAGATAGATTATTTAATGTTTCCATTGCTTTTTGTAAATTTGTATCAGTAGAAGATAAATTATTATCAAAATTAGAAGTATTTAAAATCATATCTAAACTTGATTGGTCTCTTGTTGCATTATCTTCAATATTATTTAATTTATCTTTTTCATTTTGAGTGTAATTTGTATCAGTATGAACATAATTACCATCAATTGCAAATTCAGTATCATTTAAAGTTTGTAAAGCTTTTTGAACAGTATCATCAGAATTTGAAAGATTATTATTAAATAATCTAGTATCAATATAACTTAAATTAAAATTTATATTATCAACATAACCAAAACCTTCTTGTATTAAATTAAATAATTGATTACTATCTAAATCTAATTCTTGTTCTCTTAGAACACTACCATTTACATAATCAACTAATCTATTATTACTTATAGTTTCTCTATATATCTCAATTAAATCATTTGTTTCAGGTAATTCAATTAATTTAATAATAGTTGGAGAAAGAAATTCAAATTCTTTCTCAACTTTATTAACTAAAACTTTTATAATACTTAAATTTTCATCAAATATTGGACTAATAAATTCATTTATTCCATTATATCTATAATTATAATATGTTTTTATCATCTTTAATTTTCCTTTTTATTTTTTATTTTTTCTTTCTAATTTTCTTTCTAATCTTTCAACTTTTTTAGTTAATTCTTGAACAGCTTTAATTAAAGGTGAAATAAATTCTTCATAACCAATTGATAAAACATCTTTACCACCATTAATACTTGCATCGTGATAACCAGCAAAATCAACATTCATTTCATCCATAACTTCTTTAACTTGTTGAGCAATAACACCATTATGAGGTCTATTTCTTTTTTTTGAACCATCTTTTTCATAAAATTCTTTAACTTGAATAGTTTCTTTAACTTCAACTTCAATTTCATTACCATCTTTATCAATTTCAATTTTTTTTCTTGTTATTTCTTTATCTACAATATTATAATAATCTTCTCTGAAATCCCATTTAAATTGAACAGGTTCAATTTTATTAATAAATTCTAAACCTAATGGGTTGATAATAATATCAGTTTTATCTCTTTTATCAGACCTATCTTGAACAGCTCCATAAGCATAAGTTGTAGTATCACTATTACCTAATTGAACTTGATCATCACCTGTAACAGTTGATTGATAACCTAACATAGTACAATTAACAAATTTATCATCATCATCACCAAAATCTGCATAAGAACCTAAACAAGTATTATTATCACTATTTACATTAGAACCTGCATAATAACCAATTAAAGTGTTATCATTTAATAAATTATTATAACCAGAATAATAACCTACTGTTGTATTTTTTTCTCCTGATTTATTTTTTAAACTTGACCTACTACCTATATATACATTATAGTTTGCATCTTCATTATTATAACCAGACTCTTTACCTATACTAATTATATCACTTGCAGTATTATTATATAAACTACTTTGTCCAATAGCTATATTATCTACCCCATCTTTACAACAATAATTAGTCTCTTTACCAATAGCTATATTATAATCTGATGATTCAATAGAATTATTAGATTTATAACCTAAACTAATATTATGTTCTCCTGTTGTTATATTAATACTAGAATTATAACCTAAACCTAAATTATAATATCCTGTTGTAACATTTAATAAACTATTACAACCAATACCAATATTACTAGTACCTGTTGTAACATTTAATAAACTCTTATAACCAATAGCAGTGTTACAATTACTTGTTGTAACATTTAATAAACTATTAAAACCAATACCAATATTATAATCTCCTTTTGTTAATGAATTCAAACTATTAAAACCAATACCAACATTATATTTTGCAGTTCCATCAATATTTTCAAAAACACCTATACCTACACCTGTATTATATTCATCATTATCTTCTGTTAGAACTTCACCACCATCACCACCACTAAAAGATGTTGCACTAGCAGTGTTACCTTCAATTGATAATATTCCTGATTGAGATTCATCTAATGTTAATTTATAATCATTAATAGTAAAATCAGTAAAAACTGAATCATTTAATTTAACTACAATTGTTGAAGTATCTATTATATTTCTACTTATTTCATATACTAATACATCATCTTCTAAACTTATTTTATTTACACTTATTGCCATTTTATATTTCCTTGTTTTATTTATTTGTTTTTATTTGTCTTATAGGGTGCTATAATTATTTTAAATTTTCATCAAAATCATTAGTTAAACCAATTGATTTTAATACACTATTAGTTCCAACTATATAAGGCATAATTTTATTAAAATCATTATATTTTATATTTTCACTATCAAATAATAATTTATTAGTAAAATCTTTAATTTTACTTGCATATTGAACTGATGGTGGGTTTAATAAAGAATTATGAAATCTTGAACCACCTAATGTAGTATTAAGAGGTTCAGCACCAGGAATTAAACTTAAAGCTAAATTTGTAGCTAAACTAAAAGGAGCTCCCATTGTTGTTGATAATGATGCTTCTTTTATTAAGTTAGTTATTTCCATTTTTTCTTTTAATTTCTTTTTATCATTTATATTTTTATCATAATTTCTAATACTTGATACAATAAACATAATAAACATTTGTGATAGAGTTGATATAATTGCTTCTCTATCTCTATGTTTCATAGATATAAGAGTTTGTGAAGTATAAGCATTTATAACAAAACTTTGAAATTGTGTAGCTGTTTTTAATAATGGGTCTCTTTTAATAAAAGATAAATGTTCACCTGTTGTTGGGTCTAATGTTAATTGATAATTTTTAGTTTCAACAATATTATCAAAAAATGTTTTCATTTCAATATCCATTTCATCTATAATTTTATCAATTTCTTTTATACTATAATTTTTTATATTATATTTGTCAAAATGTTGTTTAAATTTTAAAATATCATCATTATTTAAACCTAAATCTTTTATATTTTTTTCACTTAAATTTAACATACCTGTTTCTTTAATACTTTCTACAAATCTTCTTCTTATACCTAGATGTCCCATTGTTCTTGATAATGTTGTTATATAAAATAATCTTCCTGGGTATTTCATCATCCATTTACTATATTTATTTGATATATTTCTAATTTTCATTAATGTTTTATGTGGTGAATTTATATCATTTATATTATTACCTTCATTTCTGAAACCACCTGTATTATCAAAATAATCATTAAATAAATATTTATAATCATTATATAATGTTTGTGTTTCAATAGATAATTCATTAAGAGGTTTACCACTTGATAATTCTCTCATTGCTCTATGTGAAATATGTAAATTTTCTGATATATTTTTAAATTGTGAAAAAGCAATTTGATTTGTCATTTCAGATAAATTTGAATACCAAGCATTAGGTAACATTGTTCCACTTGTTATATCTCTTGCAATACCTAAAACTTCATTAGTTGTTCCATCATAATATTTAGTTTCTTCAATACCACCTAATCTTGTTTCATTATATCTTTCTAGTAATCTTTTAGTATCTAAACCTTTATGATGTAAATTTTCTGATAAAAAATGTTTAAAATTATTAAAACTTGTAATATCAACAATTTCTCCACTTGGTAATTTAATGTTTTTATTTTTTTCAAAAGTAATATGAGTTGAATGTGATCTAATTATTTCTCTCATTAACATTTCATTATCTTTTTTCATTATATCATTCATTTTATATTTTTTATTATTAACTATAATTTCTTCAAAAGGGTCTAATATTATTCTTCTTTTTTGATAACTTGGAGATTTTATATCACCTTTAATATTTTCTACAATTTCTAATAACATTTTTTTATCTTTAAAATTATCAGTAAAATATTTATTTTCAGATAATAATATATCTAATTTTTCAGTATCATTTTTTATAATTTTTTCAACTTCTGTGAAGAATTTATTACTTTCTATTAAACTTCTTCCTGCAATTGATAATTCTTTTGAACCTAATGAATTATCTAAATCTTTTTTTAATTTAGCAAAAGCATAATGTTCTATTAAATCTAATTGGTCTTTATTTAATTCAACACCTTTTTTTTCATGTCCTTTTAAAATACTTTTATTATAAAGTTCTTTCATATTATCATAACCTATTATATCAAACATATCTTTAAAAGAATCTTCATCAGTAACTTGTCTTGTATAATATTTTCCATCTCCATATTCAAAACCTAATTTTTTTTCTTCTTTTCTAATATTTAATAAAACATCTTCTTCTATTTTAATTTGTTTCATAATATCATCAGGGACATCTGATTCTTTAATTATATTATTTTCTAATCTTCTTTTATATTCTGTAACTAATGTATTAAAATCTAATGAATTAATTTCTTTAAATATTTTATTACTAGCAAACAAAGAAATATTATTTTTGTAGTATCTATCATAATTTTTTTTATTAATTTCATTACCTCTTGCAACAATAGTATCTAAATCTTTAAATCTTTTTAATGATTGTTGTGCAATAGAATAATTAGAACTTAAAATATTTAAATTATAAGAATCTTTTGATAAAACCATTAACATTGATATATAATCTTTATCATAAACATAATTACCATTTTCATCTTTTAAATATTTACCATCATCACCTTTTAATCTACCTTTTTTAGCATCTAATGCAAAATCATTACCAATATTAACTTTTTTTAAAAATTTATCAAACCATCCATCTTTATTAATATTACCATTATCTATAATATCTACAATTAATTGATTATATTTATTGTAGTATGTTTTAGCAAAATTATTATCAAGGTTGAATGGGTTTATAATATAACCATCTTTATCAATATTTTTATTTAATAATTTTGCTCTTTTTTCTAATATATCTTTATTTAATTCTTTTAATTCATTTTCTATTATTTTACAATTCATTATTTTCCTTTACATTTTAATTGTTCTAACTTATCCATTAACTCATTTTTTTTACTTTCTAATGATAATATTTCTTTATCATTATTTAATTTTTTATTTAAATTATAAATATCATTTTCATTATTATTTAATTTAATTTCTTCTTCTTTAATTTTTAAAGATTTTTCGTTATTTATTTTTTTATCATTTTTTTTATTTTTTATTTCATAATTTTTATCTAATTTAACATTTAAATCATCAACTATTTTTTTATTTGATTTTTCTAATTCTTTTTGTATTAATGTTTTATCATTTAAATAAATTTGTTCATCTAATATATTTTTTTTAATATCTTCAATATCTTTTTTATTTTGTTTTATATTATCAATATTAATTTTATTTTGTTTTTTTATATTTGAATTAGTTTTTTTAATTTTATCTAAATTTTTAATATTTTTATTTTCAATACTTTTTATTTCATTTTCTATTTTTAAAATTTTATTACTATTACTATTTAAACCATCTTCTTTTAACTTTATTAAGTCTTTTTTTAAATCTTTAACATATTTATCATTAAAATTATTTTCTTCATTTATTTTAGTTTTATTAACTTGGTTTTTTTTATTATTAGTTTTAAAAGTTTTTTTATTATTTAATAAAGTATCTTCTAAATTTTTAAGTTTAGATTTATTTTTTTCAATATTTTTTGAAGTAATAAATATTTCATCATTTAATTTACCTAATTCATCACTTTTTTTATTAATTGATTTAGTTTTTTTATAAATATTAACATTATTTGTTTCTTCAATATTAATATTATTATTACTATTATCAACATTATCAATATTGTTTGTTTCTTCAATATTAATATTATTATTACTATTATTTTCTTTTAATTTTGAAATACCTTTACCTAAACCGTGAAACATACCAACCATAATAGTATTTAATGTTGTATTTAATAATGCTTCTTGTTGTGTATAATTAAAATTAGTTTGTGTTTTAGTTTCTTCATATGTTAAATTACCAGCAAAAACTTTACCTAAACCTTTTACAATTGATGTTTCACCTATACCTAAATAATTAGCAGGGTTTAAAAATTCACCTGCACTTTCATTTAGAAATCTTTGAACTCCACTTTGTGTATTTACAGAATGTTCTAATTCCATCATTTCTTTATAATATTCAATACCTTTTCTAAAATTAGTTTCATTGTTACCAAAATCATCAACTAAATCTTCAAAATAAATATCAGGTATTTTAGAATCTTTAAATATATTTTGTCTTTTTTCTGTTTCATTATTTATCCAATTAGTATCAATTGAATTATTAGTTTTATAATTTTGTTTTTTAATAACATTCCAAACAGGGTTTGTTAATTCAATAGTATCTACAAAATTTGTTAAATTGTCTTTGTATTTACTATCATTCCAATCATTTTTTTTTAATTCATTATTAAGTTCAACATCTTTAACACTTTGGAAATCTGAATTATCAGATTTTATATCTAAATTAACATTACTATATTTTATTTCTTTATCTATGTTTAATAAACCATTTAATTCATTAATATCCATTTATTTTTCCTTTTTATTTATTTTAATTAAAAAAACCATTACTATTAAAATTATTATTAACTTTATTAATTATTATTTCTTCTTTATTTAATTTTCCATAATTTTTTTGATATTCATTAACTAATTCATCACCTTTAAAAATACCATAATTATCATCTATTCTTTTCTCTCTACCATATTCATTAATATAACTTACTTCTATATATCCTTTATTAAAATTATTTCTTATAATTAAATCATCTTCATCAATATCATATTTTTTAGATAAGTAATTTTTAATTTTAGGGTATCTATCTTCACTAATACCTGTATCTTTAATATTTAAATCTTCTACAATTGTTGGTAGATAACTTTTAGTTAATTCATAACTTGGTAATTTATTTTCTAAATAATAATATTCTCTTACAAATAATTTATAATTATTAATATCTTCTTGTTTATATTTTGAAAAATCAATATTATCTTTTATACTCCAATTACCAATATCTAAATCTTCTACAATATCTTCAAATTTAGGTAAATCTTTATCATTTTTTAATTCAAATAATTTAGATGCTTTTTCTGCTAATAATTTAGGATTTTCTAAATAATCTTTAAAAGAACTATTATAATAAGACATAACAAAATCTAAATTTTTATTATTATTAGTTATCATATTACCATTACCATATTTTTTATTATTTTTCCATAATAATGCAACTTTTTGAAATTTATTAAAATTAGAATCATCAATATCTTTATTACCTGTTGGTTTAAAATTACTAAACATTTCAAAAAATGCTTCTTGTTTTTCTGTATATTTATTTAATATTTTATAACTTTTTTGAATTTCATTTTCTAAACTTAAAGTATTATTATTACTAACAATCAAATTATCATCAGTAAATTTATCAAATAATTTATTATTAACTTCTTTAATATTATTTTTAATTTTAGTTATTATTTGATTAGCTGTTGTTTTACCATATTTATTAGATATATTATTATATAAATCTTCTTCTATATATTTTACATTTTCATTTTTATCAATAATATATTTTGTATTATTTTCAGCTACAATATCAGTTATTTTATCTATTTTATATTCATTTATTTTATTAATATATTTATCTTTATCAATATTAATATTTTTATTTTTTATTTCTTCACCATTAACTTTATTAATAGCTTTTTCAATGTCCATTTTTTGATTTATAACAATTTCACCTTTATCATTTTTTGATAAAGAATACATAGTATTAAATATCATATCTTTATTATCTTTTGTATCAAATTTAGTCATAAATTCATTTTCTACAAATTTTGATTTTTCAAAATTTATAGTTTCTTTATGTTTTTTTATTTTTTCAATTTGATTATTTATTAAAATTTCATTATTACTAATATTTTTAATTTTAACACCTTGATATTCTGCTTTTTTTAATTCTTCTAATTGTTCAATAGTTCCATTTTCAATAATTGAATTAACAATAGATTTTGAAGTTGTTTTTTTATCTGATTTTAATATTTCATTACTATATTTTAATATTTCATTTAAATCATCTGATTTTAAATCATCGCCATATAATTCTAAACTTTGTGTAGTTAGATTTTTTATTTCATTAATATTATTAATTTCTTTATTTATTTTATCTTTATTATCAGCATTTTTTAATTCTGAATTAAAACTTTTATAATAATTTTCTTTTGTAGTTAATCTTTCTTTTAAATATGGGTTTGAAATATTATCATTTTCAATTGATTTTATATTTTCATCAATATATAAATCAATTAATTCTTTATTATTTTTTGAACCATCAGGATTATTTTCTAATAAATATTGTTCTATTTCTTGTTTTTTTTCAAAAAAATATTTATTACCTACTTTTTTAGATTCTATTTTAAAATTATCATCAATTAATTTTTTTTGTTTATTTTGTTCTATTTTATTATTATTGTTTTCTTTATCGATTATAGATTGTTCTAATTGATTTTGTCTTGTATCAGTATTTATAATATTAGTTGTTTTTTCAATACTTTTATTAACTAAACCTAATGAAGTTGCTAAACTATTTGATTTTTCAGATACAAATTGTTTTTCAACCATATCTACATTTTTTATTTTATTATCCATATTTATTTTTTGAATAAATTTTGTATTATCAATACCTAAACTATTATTATTGTTTATATTAACTTTTTGCATCTTTAATGTTTTCCTTTTTTATTTTATTTATTATTTTGAATAATTATTTATTGAATTATTTAAATTTTGACCTGTTGAATAACCTTTCAAACCAGCATTTACAACATTTAAACCATTAACAACATCATTGTTTTCAACTTTATTTGCTTCAATTCTATTTAAAGTTGTTTTATAATTACTTTTTATACCATATTTTTCTAATTCAAGTTGATTATATGATGTATTATAATTACCTTGTAATATACCTTTATTTAAAGAATTTTGAACCTCTTGTGTATTTAGTTGTCTATCAACAGAAATACCACTTAAACCACTATTTGCTTGTGCTGAATTTATTAAAGCTCTTTCTCTTAATGATTCCATTTCAAGTTTAGATAAATCATTTTGTTCTTGTTGTTCAGTTGCTAACATATTATTTTCAGCATAAGCTTGATTTTGTTTCATTACATTTTCAGCTTCTTGTTTTTGTTGTTTTTCAATTTTATCTTGTCTTTTTTTCTTTTCTTCTTGTGAAGAATAAGCACTATAAGCACTTATTGCTGTTGTTGCAGCCATAACTCCAATTGCACTACACATATTAATTTTCCTTTTTTTTTTTTATTTCAAAATATAAAAAATTTTTATTCTCTTTAAATTCTGTTAATTTAAAACCTATAAATTCTAAATATTTTATACTTTTTTTATTTTCTTTTGATACTATATTATATAATTTATTATTACTTAATTTAAGATATTCATTATTTATAATTTTTTTTGAATATCTACTTATTTCAAACCAAATTTCATCAATTCCATTAGTTGTTAATAACCAAGGAATTCCATTTTTATCATTATCTATTGATAAACCAAAAATACCTACAACTTCATTTCTTTTATTAAATATTACATTATTTAATTCTGAACAGTTTATACTTTGTAATATAGCATCTTTTGAATTATAATATTTTAAAAGTGCTAATTCATCCATATCTGATTTTTTTAATTGTATATTTAAAACCTCTTTTAAATTACATTCTTCTAATTTTTTTACTATCATTTTTTTATCCCTTTATTTTTTTTATTTTTTTATATATTTGAACTTCTTGAAATATAATAAGCTTCCCAATTAGCAGTTTGAAATTTACTTGGTAAATAACTATTATTTGTTAAACTTATTTTAATTTTTTCATTATTACCAAGTATAGTTGTTTTAAAATTTCCACTTGTTTTTTTAACTTTACCTATTATACCTAAACCTAATCTTGTTCCTGTATATTGTTTAACCCTTTTTGTTCTTCCAATATTTTCAACTTCAACATTAAAATAACCTGTATCTACAAATGATATATTTATATTTCTTATTTGTAAATGACCTGATGTATTTGATACATTTGTATTATTTTGTTTTACATCAAATTTATTAAAAACATATTCCATATTATAATTATATCCTATATTTACTTTTTTATCATCAGTTTCTTTTGTTATTATAATTGTTTTATTATCTTCAATATAATGTGTTATAATTATTTTTGTAATATTAAACCCATTAATTTTATCAATAATTGATATTTTTGTTATATCATTAATAATATATGGAATAGTATATTTTATATAATTTTGTTCATAAGTATTATCATCTTCTTTTAATATTAAAATACCATCTATTTCAACTCTTTTATCTAACATTATATTAAAATCAATACTATTATCTATTAAATTGTTTTTAAAATTAACATTATCATATTCACCATTTATTTTTAAAAAATAATTATCAATTGAATAAACTTCATTAGTAATATCTAAACCTTGATTTGTAGTTACTATATTATTTTGACTTGGGTAAAAATCATCTTGAAATCTAAATAATGTAATATCATCTTCTTCATCATAAACTCCATTTAAATTAATAAAACCTGATGATATAAATTTATCTAAATAAGTTGTATAATTATTTGAAACATCTAATGTTATTATTTCTAAATTTATATTATTATAATCATCTCTTGTTATCAAATAAATATAATTATCAATAATTTCAATATTTAAAATATCATCATTGAATAAAAATTTACTCCAAGCTGTTTGAATTTTTTCATTTTGTGACCAAAAATAATTATAAACATATAATTCTTTCTTATTATCTTTATTTGTTAATAATAATATATTTGAACTATTATCACCTTTTAAATTACTGATTGATTTAGGTAAATAATTAGGAACATGTAAAGTTATATTATTTGCTTCATTAGATATTGAATTATCTAATAAAAAATATTCCCTAATATTTGAACTATTATTATTTTGATCTACAAAATATACATTTGGTCCTACTGTTATAGGTTTAATAAAGTTATTAACTGAATAATTAGTTGTTTGGTTTATAATTATATTATTTAAAGTTAAAATTTTATTATTTGTAGTTAATACCATTTGGCTATAATCACTAAATAATAGTAAATTATTATTATATACACTATAATTTTTTAAAACTTGTGAATTTTCATTACTTGAATTAATATCAATAGGAGTATCATCTAATATTTCTTTAACAGTTGATGGAAAAAAATTACTAAAATCATTTGCTTTACTTAATATAACATTATAATCAGATAAAAAACCTAATCTACCTTTAAACATAAAACTATTATTAATTTTTTTATTTACAAAAGATGGAAAAGGTGCTGTATCATTATCACCTACTTGTCTTGAATTCCATATTATATTTTCAATGTAAATATATATACCTAATTTATTATCATTATTTATATATTCTTCTTTACTTCTAAATGATATTTTTTTAGGCATTGTATTTTCATCAATTGTATGTGATATACCTATTTTTTTATATTCTTTCCAATTGTTATCAATATAAGTATTATAAAAACCATACTTATCATTAACACCTTTAACTTGAATAACTATACCATTAAAAAACCTTGCAGGTAATTTATCTATACTATCAACAGTATCTTTAAAAGCATAAATACTAATATCTCCACTACCATCAAATGCTTCAATTTTTTTTACATTATTATCATTACTTTTAACTTTACAAGAATTAAAATTTTGTATTGCTGTAATATCATTATCTTCATCATCATTTATTGTTTTTGTTAATTCTTCTGTTATATTTAAAGTAGACCAAGTTGATGCATCAGTTGTTGTTTCATAAGTATATTCTTTTGAACTATCATCTTGAAATGTTAATTTAATAGTATATTTATTCTCAGGAATACCTTGTTTTACATTGAAAAAATAATTTGAAATTATAGGTGATGTTTCTAATTCTTCTCCTCCTAAAAAAGTAATATCAAATGAATTATGTCTTATTGAAATATTTTTATCATAAGAACTTGTTTCTGAATATACTTTAACAATTTCTTGTTTATCTAATCTTGTTATATTAAATGTATCACCTGATGTTTGAGTTGCTTCAAATATATTTGATGAATTAAATCTATCTAAAAATATACCTACAATTTCACTATCTGTCCAATTACTTAAAGTTCTACCAAATGATATTTCATATTCAATACTGTCTACACTTAATTTATATGTTGATAGTTTATCTTCTCTTTCAGGTAATGTTACATTAATATAATAAGGGTTTCTGTTTATATAAATATCATCAGTTGTTAATTCATTATAACTTCTAATAGCAACTTCTTTTGTTGTGTTAGTTAATATATAATAATCTTCAACTTTTGTTATTTTAATATCATTACTTTTAAACCCTTCTGTTTTTTTAACATAATCTTCAACTATATCATCTTGATATTCTACATTTATATATTTTCCTTTTTCATCAAAAGATATTAAATCATTATCATTTGTTAGTATAAAATAATTATAATTATTTTTATATTTTATATTATAAAAAAATGAATTATCATAAATATTATTACTATTTATTAATAAGTTATTAATATATTCTGATGGTGGTCTTTTATAAACTCCATCTACAATACTTGATATTGCATTTGTTTGTTTGTCACATTGTTCATCTAATCTTAAATTTGATGGTTGTTGTGAAACTCCACCATATAACCCTGTTATAGTATGATTTATTAAACTCATTATTTTTTCCTTTTTATTTATCTTAAAAACATTTGACTTATTTCAGAATCACTATCTAATATATTAAATTTATCAACATCTGTTTCAAATTCAATTAAATTCATTCTTGCTATTTCTTCTTCTCTTGCTGTAAAACCAAATAATGTTTCACTTCCTAATATTCTTTCTTGAAATTTTCTAGCAGCTCTTATCATTATATAATATCTTGCTATTTCAGGTATTTCTTCATAATCTAATAATATTGTTAAATCTACATTTATATTAGTTTCAAATATAAAACTATTATTATTTCTATTAAAAACATAATTACCTCTTTGAACAAATTTATCTCCTTTTTTAGAAGCACTAAATCTTAAAGTATTATTTGGTAAATCTATTTTACTATTTGTATTAGGTTGTAATTCATAATTTAAATATGTATTAAAACTTAATTTCATTGATTGAACTTCTCTTGAAGTTTCTTCTAAAATTCTTTTAGCTAAATCTGCTTCTACTATTTCACTAATTTCATTTAAACTATTAATAGGTGCTTCACCTATTACCCCTAACATTACATTTATTGCATTTAATTTTGTTGATAATTCTAACATTATTCTTATTTTCCTTTTTTACTTTTTTATATATTATTTATAATATATTTGATGATAATATATAAAAAAACAAAAAAACAGGTCAGAAAATTCCAACCTGTTATTTTTTTATAATAATTATATATTAATCATCTTCTAATTTTAATTCTACTGCACACTCTGGTCTTAATATACCATGTCCAACAACATATTTTGCTACAAATAATGTTCCTTGACGTCTGATGTCATAAGCATTATCAACAGTAATATCATTTAATTTAACCATACCAACAGCATCAGTAGTAAATACTAATCCTTTTGTTTTAGTTGCATCAACACCATTAACTGTATCAGCAGATGTATCTGTATTTGGTAAATTATTTGATTTAAATATTTTAATACCATTTAATTCTAATATTGTTCCTTTTGAAATTGAACCCATTCCATCATAATCACTTGAAATTACTTCTGGTAATTGTGCTAATGCAGCATAATCAGCTGGTTTTAATATTGCAAATCTTTCTTCTGGTGCATTTTTTTCATCTAATGCTACACCTGCATCAAATATTGCTTTTTTAAAAGCTTGTGCTTTTACTTCAACATCATCACTACCTAAATTATTATCTTTTAACTCAGTACCACCATCTAAACCATCAACTACATTTGTAGCTCTTGCTGCTTTAACTAATGTTTGTAATGAATTTCTATCCATTTTGTTTGCTAATTCAGCACCCATTTGTTTTGTATATTCACCTTCAATATTGTAGTGATTTTTTTTAGCATCAACTTCGTCAATAAATACATCAGCTATTACTTTTGCATCTATATTAATAGTTTGTTCTGCTTGGTTTATATTTTGTCCTAAAATTTCTTCACCTGGTGTATAAGTTCCTGAACTTACTTTACCAACTATTGGAAATTGGTATGAACTACCACCTGATATAGTTTTTACAACTTGTTTGTCTAACATAATTGTTTTTTGAATAAATGCTCCATAAACTTCACCACTAAATAATTTTAAAAATAATGCTTCATTATCACCTGTGTTATTGATTTGTCCTAAATTGTTTACATTTGAATTTGCCATTCTATGTCCTTTTTGTTTTTATTTTTTTTGTCTTACTTTTAATAATTCGTCAATTATTGATTTTCTTTTATAAAAATATTTAAATTTTAATTAAAAAGTATCTTATTATATAATACCTCAATATTATTGTAATAAGGTTTTTGTGTTCTATTTATTATTTTTACATATATAAAAATGGACTTACACATAAATAGATGCCATATTTTAAGAAAAAACTATTGAATTATCAGTTAATGCCATTTTATTTCTTACATTTTCAGTATAACCTTTATCAAAGTTATATCTTTTATCATTAATATCTTTAACATATTCCATTTTACTTTTATAACCTTGATTGTTATTAATATTATTAGTATTATTCCCTGTTATTATTTGAGGTTGATTTGAATTTTGATTGTTTAATTGAAATCTATTATATAAACCATCAATTGCAAATTTAGTTGTTTCTAAATCACCACTATCTAATATTTTATTAAATGTATTTATTTCTTGTTCATTTAAATTATTACCAGCCCATTCTAACATTTTATTATAATTATCTTCACCACCTATATTAGATGTTAGATTTGTATTATATTCATTTATATTTGTTTGTGCTAATGTTATTTGACCTTTTATATAATTATCAACTATTTCTTTTGGTAAACCTAAATCTGAAAGTTCTTTATAACTTTCTTCATTTAATGTTCCATTTTCTACAATTTGATTTGTATATTTGTCGAAATCTAAACCTTTATTTTCAAGTTCTTCTTTTACATTTTTATTATCTTTAATCACTTCATTATTTTCAACATTTACTACTTCTTCATTTGTTTTTATATCCTTAGATGAAAATTGTTTTTGTAATTCTAAATAACCATTTATTAATTCTTCTTGTGTTTTATATTTACCTGCTAATAATTCATTATTAACATTATTTTCAACATTTGTTTCATTATTAATGTTTTCATTAACTTCATTAATATTTTCATTATTTTCAACTATTTCTTCATTATTATTAGTATTTTCAATATTTGTTTCATTTTCCATTTAACTTTCCTTATTTTTATTTTAATTATCTTTTCTTATTGTTTTTTTAATATTTTTATCTTTTTTATTATTGTTTTTATTTTCATCTATTATTTTTTCTAATTCTTTTATAATTTCTTTTAATTCATAATTTTGTTCTTCTAATTCTTTTTTTGTCATTTTTAAAACCTTTTAATTTTATTGAGGTTGCTCTTGTTGTTGTTCTTCAAATTGTTTATTTTGAATACCATTATTAATAGCATTTTCAGCAACTCTATCACCCATTTGTTCAGTCTTTTCATTTTGGATTTGTTCTTTACTTTTAATTAATTCATTAGTATCTACACCCATATCTATACCAAGACTTTTACCTAATAAATCAACATTTAAAATTTCAGTTATTTTTTCAGGACCTACTAATTGTTGCATAGTTTGTACCCATTGTATTTTTTTATTTGCATCATTTGTTCTTCCTAATGCTTCAATACCAGCTGTTATAGTTGGTTCAACATTTTTATCTAATTTAGGTATTTTATTTTGTTTACCTAATACTTTAATCATTCTTTTAATTAATGGTAATTGTAATTCTTGTGATAATAATGAATATATACCACTTAAATTACTATCTAATTCTTGTGCCATTAATTGAACTTCTGTTGCAGTAACTCTTTCAGCATTTCTTGTTGTTGAAGCATTCATCATAAATGTATTTTCTAATCTTCTTGTATATCTATCAATTGAACTGTTTAATATATTAAAATCAACTGATTTATTACTTTGTATAGTTCCTACATCTAATTCATCACCTTTTATTACATCACCATTTCTTGCTTGTGCAACATCTGATAATCTTGTTGTTCCATTTGGTTTAACAGTAAAAACTGTTTTACTTGCAATTGCTGATATTTGAAGATTTGCTTTTTCTAATGTGTTTAAACTTGTTAAATCACTATAATTGTTTTCTACAATTCCTCTTCCATAATTTTCACCACTTATTGCTGTTAATCTTACAGGTATAAATGGGTTATCATCATATTTTAATACACCTTCACTTTCAGGTATTATAAATTCTTCAACTTCTTGTTTTAATTCCCATTTTTTATCTTTATTTAATTCTAAATATGTAAATAATTCTAAATCTTCATTTAAATCTTTATCTTTAATTTTTAATTTATTTATAACTTGTTCTTTTATACTATCAGGTAAACCTAATGGACTTATACTTTCTTTTGTTATAATTTTTAATATATTACCAAAATTATCTCTATTAACTACAAATGTGTCGTATCTGAATATTCTTAACCCTGTATCTTTATTTTCAGGATAATATATTAAAGAATTACCTGTTATATAACAACTTTGTATAACTTGTGTTAAAGGAACTCTAAATGAGTTTGTGTTAAATTCTTTCATTACTCTTTTTTCAATTTTTGATAATGATTGATTAAATAATGATATATTTTCTTCACTTTCTTCTTCTAATATAGTTTCATCTATATCTAATCTAAAATATGATGTTGAAGCAGGAAATAAAGTATTCATTGTTTTATTAGTTAATGATTTTATACCATTACTACCAACATTTGTATAGTTTTCAGAAAAGTTTGTATTTTCATTATCACCATCTTGTGGTAAAGCAGATGGTATTGTAATTTCAGCATTTTCTCTTGCTCTATCTAAACTTGAACTTCTTAAATTATCTAACCTTTCAAACTCACTTTTAATATTATTATCCATTTTTTTTAACCTTTTTTAATGTATTTTTATCATTATTTTTTAATTTTGTTTTTGATAAATCTTTTGTTACTATACACATTTATTTTTCTCCATTTTTTTCTTTTTCATATTCTAAAATTATTAATAAACTATCTATTAATTCTCTTTTTCCACTATATATCCAAATATCCCTATCAGTCATATCTTTTGTAGGACATTTATGTTTATATAATTGATTTAATTTTTCTATTAAATCATAACTATTATAAGGTATATTTTCCATATTTTTCTTTTTCCTTTTTAATAATAAAATTATTATTGTCTATTAGGGTGCTATATATTTTAATGTGTTTCATACCAATTTTTACCAATATTAACTTCTGAATCTAATTTGATTTTTAAATTATAATATTCACCACTTTCTATTAAACTTTCTTTACCTAATTTTGACACTAATTCTTTATCTTTTTCAAATATTTCAATTTGTATTTCATCATGTATATTTGCTACAAAATTATATTTTATACAGTTTGCTCTTAGTTTACTATTGAACAATTCTAACATTTTTATCATTATTATACTACTTGCTGATTGTAGTAATAAATTTAAATTTTTATAACTTTCTTCTGATTTTATAATTTCACCATTTAATAATTCTATATTATTATTACTTTCTATTTTATTTTTTAATTTATTTAACTTTGGTAAATTTTCAAGAAATTTTTTTTTAATATCTTTACCTATTTTTTTATATTCTTCATCAGTTTTATTATTACTTAATTTTTTACCTAAATTTAAATCACCAATTCCATATAAAAAAGCATATATAAATGTTTTAGCTTGATTTCTATCTTTTAATTCTGCTTTATCTCTATTATAATTATGAATATCACCAAAATATATTTGTTCTATATATTTTTCATCATCCATATAATGTGCTAATAATCTTAATTCTATATTACTTGCATCAATACCTAATAATACTTTATTATCTTCTACAATAAATAATTGTCTAAACTCTTTACCATATAAAGAATTTTTAGATGGTATTGAACTTATATTAGGGTTTGAATGTGATATTCTTTTTGTTATAGAACCATTAATTTTATGATGACTATGTATTCTATTATTTTTATCATTTTCAGCATATTCTATTAAACTTAATAATAATGTCATTCTTCTATTAATTGTATCTTTATCTGCATCTATTTCATATATATCATTTAATAATTTAATATGTAATTGTTGTGCTTGTTTAACATCAAATTTAAAACCGTATTTCTCTTGTTTTTTTATAATTTCCTCAAATTTCATTACTTTTCCTTTTTATTTTTTTAATATAAATAATTTTTCTGTTTGTTTTTTTTGCCCTAAACCATTTTTTAATTCTTTTTTAAATATTAATTCAAAATATTTCGGTGCATTATATTCACTTAAAAATATTATACAATTTTTATTATATACTAAATTTTTACACCATTTATAAAATTCATCTTGATTTATTTCTAAATTTTTTGAATATTTAGTTGTATTAAAATATGGTGGGTCTAAATAAATAATAGAATTATTTTCAATTTTTAAATTTAAATAATCACTATATATAAATTCAATATGTTTTATACTTTCTCTTTGTTTTAAAATATTATTATGTAATATTTTTTGATAATTCCTTTTAGATTTATTATCATTATCTTTATTACCTGCATAACTATGCATAAACATACCACTAAAAGTTTTAGTAAAACCTATATAACCTATATACCATTTTTCATATTTTTTTATATAATTTTCATTATCTTTATTAAAAGGATGTTTATGGTTGTTATAATAATCATCTTTTTTCATAAAATTAAATTCTATTTTATCATTTGTTTTCATTTTATTTAATAATGCTATTAAATATTTATTATAATCACTTCCTATTATATTTTTAAAACCATTTTTATCTATTTTATCTATTAAATTTGCACCACCTACAAAAGGTTCATAATAGTTTTTTATTATTGTCGTAATAAATTTCTATAAAACCTAATATATCTTTACTTAATCTATTTTTACTTCCAATATATACCATTATTTTTCCTTTTCATTATCTTTTATAAAATTTTTTATTTTTATTTTTTCTAAATATTTAGGTGTTTGGTCTTCAAGTAAATCAATTTTATTATTATCATCTTCAATTCTTCCTGTTAATTTATTATATTTTAATTTATCAGCAATACCTGTGTCTCCTGTCTCTCTACATTTTAGAACTCTTATTTGTAGTTTATTTTTTTCATCACCATCTGCTTGTTGATTTCTTTCTAATGCTATAATTTGATCACTTAATTGTTCTAAACTTGCAGAACCTCTTAAATCTGTTAATGATACATTTCCACCTTCATTAAAATCACCACCACTTTTTCTTTTTAAATGAACTATTGCTATTATTATCAAACCTGTTTCTTCACATAAACTTTTTAATGAAGTCATTATTATATCTAATTCTTTCCTTTCGTCTGATAATCTATTACCACTTACAACTATTGAAATATGATCTAAAAATACAACATCAGTTTTTAATACTGTTCTCATAAATCTTATTTTATTAATTAAATTTTCACTATCTATACTACCAAAATGATTATAGAAATTTATTCCTTTATCAAATAATTTTTCTTTTGATTTTTTTATTTGTTCAATTGTTAAAACTTTTGTTGGGTTTATTCTAAAATCTTTTAAAGGTACATTATTATCTAAACATATAAAAGCTTGTGCTGTTTTTTTATATTGTTCTTCAAGAAATATCATACTTACTTTTTTTCCTTTGTTTTTAAAATCATAAGCTATTTCCCTTGCTAATGTTGATTTACCTATACCACTTCCTGCTGTTATCAACATTAATTCATTTTCTCTAATACCCATAGTCATATCATTTAATTTATTATATGGAAATTCTATACCACCTTCCATTGGTTCTATTAAATCTTCTAAACTTATATCATCACCACTTATTATACTATCAGGTCTTAAAATTTCAGCATTATATATACAATTAACTAACATACCATCTTTATTATCTTTTAAATAATCATTAGCATCTTTATATCCATCTGTATATCTTACAATTTTTGTTTTACCTGGTTGAAATAAATTTGACACATCTTCAATTACACTTTGTCCTGCTTCATCATTATCAAATGCTATTATTATTTCTTCAAAACTATCTACATATTCAAAATTTTTTAGTAAATCTCTAACTGCATTACCTGCACCATTTGGTATTGATACAACAGGTATTTTATTTTTAAATATTTTTGAAATAGATAATGAATCTATTTCACCTTCTGTTATTATAATTTTTTTACCACCACTTTTAAACATATGTGAACCATATAAAGTAATTTCTTTACTATCACCTATCCATCTAAAATCTTTATCTTTACTTCTAGTTTTTTGTGCTACAATCCTTCCTTCTTTATTTCTATAATTAGCTATTTGTAGTTTTTTTTCTTCATTATATTTATAATCATATAATTTACAAGTATTTTCATCTATATTTCTAACTTTTAATTCTTTAACAATACCTTTTAATAATTGTTGTTTTTGTTTTTTTACTACTACACTATTTACTTTATTATCTTTTTTAGTATATGTTATACTATTATCACCTTGTTTTGTATTATTACAAGAAAAACAATGTGAAGAACCTCCTTCATATATTGTTTTTGCATCTGAACTCCCACATACTTCACAAGGTTGATGACTTAATTTTATTATATTATGATTATTTCCCATTTGTTTTTCCCTTTATTTTTATTTATTGCATTATTTTTCTAAATTCTTTTATATCCATTCCATTTATTTCTTGTTCTATTAAAAATAATTTAATTTCACCTAATTTATTGTTTTTATACTCAATTTCTTTTGTTTTATCATTTATTAATTGTTGAGCATTTATAATATCTAATTCTAATATATTTATATATTCTTTGTAAATTTTTTTCATTTTATTTTCCTTATTTTTTTATTATACCATTAAAACCATTTTTCATTAAATAAATAGAACCTAAATTTAAATTATTAGGATTATCTTTTGAAAACCCTAACATTAAATTACAATTTCTACAAATTATTCCTCTTATATCTTTCTTCTCACATCTTTCTCCATCTTCTAAATGTTTATGATCAACTACAAATTCTTGTTTATTATCATTTGTATAATCTTTACCACAACATTTACATTCATAATTTTGTTCTTTTATTATTTCTTCAAATTCATCTAAATTAATACCATATCTATGTTTTAAATTTATATTTCTTCTTTCTTTCTTTGTATATTTCTTTTGTTTAGTTTTAGGTTTATCTTTTTCCTCAACTTTTAAACTAAATGTATATTTTTTTAAATCAATTGTTTCATTGATAATTACTTTTGTGATTTTTTCTATTGTTTTTGCTATTTTATTTTTACTCATTTTATTTCCCTTGTTTTTTTTGTTTTTTAAATATTAATTCATATTTTTCTTCTGCTGTTTCTTTGTAATCTATATTATAAATTTCATTACCACAACATACACATTTTATATATTCTTCACCATCAAATTTTATACCATAATTTAATTCATTACAATTTTCACAAATTACATCATTATATTCTTTATATTTATACATTTATTTAACTTTAAACATATAATTCAATTGACATTGAATAATTAGTATATCTTGAATCATATTTATCTTTAAATTTATCTAATTTAATTAAACCACAATTATCAATTTCATTTGTAAAACTTTTTATAAAATTATTTTTTAATTCTTCTTTTATATATTCTTCACCCATTATATCAATATCATATTGACTAACTTTTAAATTTTTATTAAATATTTTTTTGTTTATTGTTTTTTCATTATAATTTATATTTGATATTTTAACATCTGTTTTTAAATTTAAACATTCATCTTGTAATTTTTTATATTTATCTTTTAAATTTTTTAATTCAAATTCTAATGAATCATTTTTTGAAATTAAAAAATAATTATCATCTTCTAATTTTAAAGTTTTACTTCCTTCTTTTTCTAATTCTTTATTTAAATTATTTAAAACTTCTAATATATCATTCATAATATCTATATTATAACCACCTAATTTTTTTATTAAATATCTTTTTATATTTTTTAACATTTTTTTACCCTCTTTTTTTTATTATTTTATTTATATTATATATTAAATTTGAATTTATATTAGGAGTTGTTTTTAATTCTAAATCTAAATATTTAATTAACTCTTGTGTTTCCATTAATTCTAAAAATCCAAATTCATTATTAACATCTATTATTTTTATTGTTTCATTGTTAGTATCTATTAAATTAAATAATTCAAAATTCATTTCTATATTTTCCATTTTTGTTATTTCCCTTATTATTTTTTATTTTTTTTTTTTTTTTTATTTTATTTCTTCTATTTTCATTATAACATAACCTAATTTATCTTTGTCATAATCTACAAATTTCATTTCACCATATTCTACAATTTTATAGTTATCA